TTACCAACCTTTTCGCATAGGAATATCGCATATTAGCAACAACCCGACGGCTATGACTTGGATAACGGAAGATGAATATGAACGGCAGACGCGGCTGGAAATACACCAGATGCGCGACGAGGTGCGCCGCACGATGCGCGAAAAACACCTCAAGATAAATGCCGTCAGCAAGGGCAGCGGCATCGCCTACTGCGCCGTGCGCGACTTCATCAAGGGCGTGCGCGTCCCTTCATACAAGACAATCAGCCGTATCAGATACTTCGTGCGAAAATACACACCCGACAAATGAAGAAACAAACCGTCATACCCTTGGAACAATTAGAGCCGAACAAGGGGCAGTTGAAATGGCTACCGAAGAATCCACGGCAATGGACGCAGGAGCAACTCGACCGACTGAAAGGAAGCATTTGCGAAACCCCGCTGCTGCTCGAAGCGCGTGGGCTTATCGTATTCCCACGAAGCGAAACCCGATACGTCGTAATCGGGGGAAATATGCGGTTGGCCGCCCTTAGGGAACTTGGCTATACCGAAGCACCGTGCTACGTTTTGCCAGCAGACACAACGCCGGACAAGGTCAAGGAAATCGCAATCAAAGACAACGGCCAATTTGGCGAATGGGATGTTGATGCGATAATGGAGAGTTGGAACGACTTTACGTTCGAAGACTTCAATCTGTCGCAATGGGCACCAGGCGGGAAAGCGCAGCAGTCGTCCGGAGGTGGAGGAATAGACCCAGAAGCTCTCCCAGAAGAATTGCGGGGTGTTGACATAGACCCTGCAAAGATGGAGGACTTGCAGGGGGATGACGAGACAGCAAAAGAGCGCGTTATCATAACGTACATTGGGGACGAGCGCAAGAAGGTCGAAGAACTGCTCGGTGTGAGTGACATAAGCAGCAAGATCGTGTGGCGGCTGGAAGAAATCATCAAAATGCGGGAGGGCGAATAATGGAAACGAGAAAATTACGGCTGGCAGACATACAGCCGAACAACGGGCAAATAGCGGGGCTGCCGAAAAACCCCCGCAAATGGGATAGGGAAGAACTTGCGCGGCTCGAAAGAAGCATCACGGAAACGCCGGAGCTGACCGAGATACGCGGCGTGATAGTAAAGCGGCACGAAGAAAAATACATCGTGCTTTGCGGAAATATGCGCTTCGCGGCGGTCAAGGCTCTCGGCTGGAAGGAAGTGACCGCGCATATCATACCCGACGACACGCCCCTCCAAACGATGCGCGAAATAGTAATCAAAGACAACCAGTCGTTCGGAGATTGGGATTACGATGAACTCGCCAACAAATGGGACGACCTTCCGCTGAATAGCTGGGGCCTGCGAACGTGGGAGATCAAAGACGGATTCGACGAGGCGCAGGGAGACGGCGATAGTGAAACGCAGCAGGAAGCACCGTTGACCGAGCGAATCATCATAATCTACGACAAGGAAGACGAGAGCGTTCTGGCCGAAATCCTCGGCCTCGAAAAAGTTGAGCGGATTGCCTATACGATAAAAGAGTTGACGGAATGAAAATCTTTGTCTTTGCATACAACCGCTACGAAACAATGACCACCTCGAACAAGCTGTTCGACGAGGGGATTGAGCATTACGTTATGTGCCACACGGAGCAGGACAAGGAAAAATTCAGGGCGTGTGGGACAATCTGTGTAGATGAGGCGCACATAATCGTGACGGGAAACCCGAAGGGGCTGACGAGGCAGCGCAACGCGGCGTTGCAGATGCTGGACGAGGGGGAGTGGGCGGCATTTATGAACGACGACCTCTTCCGTGTGACGATGCTGCGGCAGTACGAGGAAATGCGTGGCGACAAGCTGGAGATAACGCCCGGAAACATCAAGCGGCTCGATGCCGACTTCCACACGCAGGTGTCTTGCCGCAAGTTGTTTCAGCTTATCGAAGGAATAAAGAAGCAGGCAGAAGCGGAGGGCGCGAGGCTCATTGGCTTCTGCCCGCATGACAATACCCAATTCCGTGGAAATAAAGTCACCCGCAGGGGTCTTGTTGACGGTCGGCTATGGGTTTTCAAAAACGAGCAGGGGACACAGTTTGACGAGCGCGTGAACTGCCTCGAAGACCATGATTTCACGGCCTACAACCTTTGCAGGTACGGGCGAGTACACGTCGAAAACTGGATTTGCCCGGAGTTTAGGAGAATGACGACGGGAGGATTCGGCACGCTTAACGAGAGGGCAGACGCTTTGCGGCAGGAGGCAGCATACCTCATCGAGAAGTGGCCCTTCGTATTCGAGTATAAAATGAAGGCTGGATATCCACCGAAAACACAACTTAAATTCAGACGCGATGGCATATTATAGCAGCCCACGATGGAGCAACGAAATAGCCGATTGCTCGATGCCGATGACGTTCGACACATATAGCAACTGCTCGTTCGGTTGCTTGTACTGCTTTTCGCAGTTCCAGAGAGGAATCGGCGGCAACAAAGAGAACTACGCGCACAAGGTCGTCAAGAGCGTAAACCCAGAACACGTCAAGCGGATGTTCCGCGACCCGGACAATTATGGCAAGCAGTTCGCGGAGTATATCAAGCAGAGGCGCGTGATGCAGTGGGGCGGCCTCTCCGACGAGTTCGACGGATTTGAGCGCAAGTATGGCGTGACGCTCGACCTGCTGCGCTTCTTCAAGGAAATCGACTACCCGCTTTGCTTCTCGACAAAAGGGACGTGGTGGACGAAAGACCGCCGCTATATGGAGTTGTTCGAGGGGCAGAAGAATTGGAACGTGAAGATAAGCATCATCACGAACGACGAGCGAAAGGCGGCAGCGATCGAGAGGGGCGTACCATCCCCGAAGGAAAGGCTCGCAGCGCTGGAGCGGATTGCTAACGCGGGGGCAGGAGGGGCGACGCTTCGCCTCCGGCCCTTCATCATCGGCATCAGCACCCCGACCTACATCGACCTTATTCACGAAGCGGGGCAGAGGGGCGTGACAGCACTCTCGACGGAGTTCTTCTGCGTGGAGCAACGAAGCCCGACGCTGAAACAATATATGCCGACAATCAACGCGCTGGCCGGATTCGACGTGATGGAGTTTTACAAGAAGTACTCCGTGCAGAGCGGCTACCTGCGCCTCAACCGCAAGGTCAAAGAGCCGTTCTTCCGCAAGATGCAAGAGGCGTGCAAGGAGGAAGGCATCCGCTTCTATGTGAGCGACGCGCATTTCAAGGAGCTTTGCTGCAACGGAAGCTGCTGCGGACTGCCAGCCGATTGGAATTACTCACGGGGGCAGTTCTGCGAGGCCCTGCAAATTGCAAAACGCAACGGGGTCGTTAGGTGGAAGGATATATCGGCAGACATATACGCGCTGCACGGCGGGTACAACTACGTAGGCGCAGACGGATTCAACACGCAGAGCAGCGAAAGGAAGGCACACTTCGCCGGGATGACGATGGCCGAGTATATGCGCTGGCTTTGGAACAACCCACAGAGCGGGCAGTCCCCGTACAAACTTTTCGAGGGTATTTTAGTGCCGCAGCAGGAGAAAGATGCGGACGGAAACCTCGTTTATCGGTATAACGCGAAATGAGGCGAAATTGCGGCACTTGGTTCACAAATAACAATTATACGGCAAGCAGTCAAAACGCCGCCAGATGCCGCAATTTGGGCCTCCGTTTGGCGAATATGAACAATGACGAAAACACGGACGAAACAACGAAACGATGGCGAATCAGCAGAACATAGACCCGCACAAGTGGAAGAAGGGGCAGAGCGGCAACCCGAAAGGTAGGCCACCGAAGCTGAACAACGCGATACAGAGCATCCCGAAGGACGCGCAGGAGCGAATCTATGCAGTGCTGCATCACGCGCTGTCGCTACCAAACGTGAAGGAGGCGCAGGCATACTTTGAACGGGAGGACTTAGGAGAATACGGATACGTCCTCCAAATAGCGTTACGCTCATTAGCTGGAAAGACTGGGTGGCTGACGGTATGCGACATACTTGACCGCTTGTTTGGCAAGCCGAGGCAAACCACCGACGTGAAAGTTACAGACACATCGCAGGATAGACCCGAAATCAACATCGAATGAAGCCGCGCATCAACATAAAGAGCAGCAGCCCGTACCTCCCGCTATTCCAGCGAGGCGGCACGCGCTACAAGGTAATCCTCGGCGGGCGAGGCAGCGGCAAGTCGTTCACGGTATCGACGGCCCTTATAGACCGCACCTACGACGATGACGGCACGATCTTGTTCACGCGCTTCACGCTGGTAAACGCCGAGGTGTCCATCCTGCCGGAGTTCGTTGACAAGATTGAACGCCTCGGCTTGCAGGGCGACTTCACGAAAAGCGGCAACGACCTCGTGAACATCCGCACGGGCGGGCGCATCCTTTTCCGTGGCATCAAGACGAGCAGCGGCATCAACACCGCCGCGTTGAAGTCCATCCCGAAGTTGAAGATGTGGGTGAACGACGAGAGCGAGGAACTTGTGGACGAGACCATCTTCGACACCATCGACCTATCCATCCGCTACAACGATGCGCCTGCGGAGATTTGGCTGGTCGCCAACCCGCCGGACATCGACCACTTCCTCTATCGGCGTTTCTTCAAGCAGCGGGGCATTGAGGACGTGTGGAACGGGGTGCAGGGCGACGTTACCTACATTTGGACGACATACCTTACCAACCCCTATTTGCCCGCGGAGTACATAGCCCTGGCAGAGCGCAGCAAGGAAGTTGACGTGGCCTATTATGAGCATATATGGCTGGGGCACTTCGCCACGCACAAAGAGGGCTTGATATATAAGGGCTGGCAGGAAGTGACGGACGAACAATGGCCGACGCATTTACCCTGCTGGTACGGGGTAGACTGGGGATTTGCCAACGACCCGGCGGCAGTCAGCAGGATAACCTACGACCCCGACACGCACGCGGTATGGGCGAAGGAACTGCTCTACGAAACGGGGATGCTGACGGCAGACATCGCCCGCGTAATCCGTACCGACATAATCAATAGACCGCGCACGATTACGATAGGCGACAAGCAAATCAAATGGCAGGACGGCCACCTCGTCGGCGTGGACTTGACGATGAGTGAGGACGCTTTCGCGGATGCGGGTTTCAAGGGCTGGGAAGTGAGTGCGCTGCGCGAAGCCGTGGCCGCCATCCAGCGCTGCGACGGCGAGGTGTACTGCGACCCCGCAAGGCCGGAGCAGATAAGGGAGATGAAAATCAATCACGGCCTTTGGGCTATGCCAGCCGTGAACACCGACAAGGTAGGCAGGATTGAATACCTCAAGTATTTCGACGTGTACTATGTCGGGGCGAATATCCGGCAGGAGGTAAACGCCTACTGCTGGCAGCAGAGCAAGAACGACAAGACGCAATACATAAACAAGCCGCAGGACGGGGGCGACCATCAAATGGACTGCCTATCGTATGGCATCGTGACCCATCTGCGGCGGCTTGGAATAGCAAACAAATTGGGAGAACAATAACAATGGGCATTTTTAATCGCGGGGCTGAAATCAAGGCATTGAACGCCCGCATCAACGAACTTGAAGCAAAGGGGTATTACACCCCGGATGACAACGAGGCCAACGAATACCTCAAGCGCCTGCTCTGGGGGATGGCCCGCACGATAGACTTTGGCGATTATTCACGCGCCGACCTCTACGACACATACCGCTGCAACTCTGCGGTCTTCGGTATAATAGACCGCATCGCCAACGCCGTTGCGGAGTGCGGCAAGTACATCGAACTGCTGGACGAGAACGGCAACCCCGTAGAGAAGCATTGGATTCTCGACCTGCTCAGCCATCCCAACGACCGCTACAACCGCAGCCGCTTCCTCTATGCGTGGGACACGAACTACGACGTGTTCGGCGATGCCTTCGTGTACTTCGACCGCAACGCCGTAGGTAGCAAGATGGGGCAGATACGCGGGATGTATATCCCTGCTGGCAACCGCGTGCTGATTGAGGAGGGTGGCGTGCGCTTCCCGATTCGCGGCATCGGCATCACGGGCTCGGCCAACGAAGAACCCATCCCGAATGACACATACTTCCAATCGTTCCACTACAACCTTGACGATGACACGTTCTTCGGCTTCTCGCCCCTTATCGCTGCGGCCTACGACGCGGCCCTGCTGAAGAAGGGCAAGGAACGCCTCAACACGGCCATCGGCAACGGAGGCGTTAACGCGGTAATCACCCCAGCGAGGGACAAGGACGGATTCGTCGTGCCGCAGGCGGCAGCAGAGGTTGAGAAGGAGGTAAACAAGGCAGAGAACGCCAACAAGACGAAGTTTTTCCGTCAACCAATCGAGGTACACAACATCGGCAGCACGCCCGTGGACTTGTCTATCCTCGATAGCGGCAAGGAGGCGGTCACGGCCCTCTGCTTCGCCTACGGCATACCGATGGACTTGTACTACGGCCAGAGCAAATACGAGAACGCGAAGGAGGCGAAGAAGGCCCTCTACGAATCGGCGGCCCTGCCGCGCATCCGCACGTTCT